GTTTGGACCTCCGGCTTGGGTGGATCCCCCTACATCCCCCAGTGCCCGACTACTCGACTGTAGTACATACTATTTCCTCTCCACCCCAGTGCCCGACTACTCGACTGTAGTACAGGTGCTTATGCTTCCCCAGTCAGCTCCTACTCGACTGTAGTACATACGCCCCCCATCAGTCAACCACTACTCGACTGTAGTACATGCTATCCCCCGCCCTAGCAACCACCCGACTGCAATACGGCTAATCGCGCTCCGAGTGCGGGCTAGCCATAAAATGCCCTACTAGCGTCGTAGCCTGATCGAGCAGCTTCCGCTCACGCTCTGGCGGCAGCGCAACATGCGGCAGAAACTGATAACGTGCCTCAGCAGCCAGCAGGTGCCGGTAGGCTTCAGCAACGTGGCGCAGGATTTTAGAGTCCATTGCGCTGCTTCAGGTAGTCCCCCAGCAAAGCCTCGTGCATTTTCACGCGAGCGTCCTTGGTGACAGGGCGCAGATGGACGGGAATCGCCTCAAGGGCCTCTGCAGCGGTCTTCCAGTTAAGATACAGCCCCCAGTCGTCAAAAGTGACGATATTGACGCAAAGGCCAATATACGAGCCTGCAGAAACTGTGGCCTTGTATCCGTTGTCGTAGTTGTCGCTTGACCACCACTCAGTCAGACCGGGCCATTGCGCCGGCCTGTCGGTGCCGATGCCGTAGACGATGAAATCGAGATCCTTGGCCATCCACGGCTCCCCGCCGAAGCGGAATGAGCCGGTCACGTCAAACTGCACCGCAGGACCAAGTGGCAGCAGGCTGTGGAAGAATGATCGAGCATCGCCCAGACTAGCTGGAAGCATGTGGAGTGCATGTAGACTGCTCCCACTGTAGCACAGCAAATTGCAGATTTTTCTCCGATACGGGCGAAGCCCAGTTGAGCGACGCAATCTGTCTCCTAGAGGCGCGTTGTGAAGATTGCGTTGCGATACGCACAAGGGCTTGTCTACAACGACCCGACCCGCTTCCGCGTGCTGGTGACCGGCAGGCGCTTCGGCAAGACGTATCTCATTCTCGTCACGCTGATCACGAAGGCTGCTGAGACGCCAAACGGCACCTTTTTCTACACGGCGCTGACGTATCAGATGGCGAAGGATCTCGCATGGGATCTGCTGAAAGCATTGGTGCCGAAAGAATGGCTCAAGAAGAAGCCAAACGAGACCGAGCTGAAAGTCACGCTGATCAACGGTGCTCAGATTAGCCTAAAAGGCATCGACCGGCCGGATACGTTGGTGGGCAGGGGGCTAAATGGCGTGGCGCTGGACGAATGTGCGCTGTATCCAGACGATCAAGCCTGGAGAATTACCCTTCGTCCATCTCTGGCCGATAAGCAGGGATGGGCGCTGTTTGCGACAACGGTGAGACGCGGCTTTCGGGCGCTGTGGTTCTTGGAATTGTACGAAAAAGCGCAGAAAGCGACGGCGATGAGGGCCGCAGGCGCGTTGCCAGCCAATCGAGAAGAGGAGCTGCTAATGCAGCAGTGGTCAGCATGGACGTTCACGACACTGGAAGGCGAGAACGTGCCGGAGGAAGAAATTGAGATGGCAAAGGCCGATATGGACGAAAAAACGTTTAATCAGGAGTTTTTGGCTAAATTGGAGGACGAAGACGGCAGAGTTGCTGTTTCTTTCTCAAATGAGAACATCGCGGACGTAGAGGATGACGATTCACTGCCACTTTTGATCGGAATTGACTTCAACGTGGACCCATTCTGCGCTGTTGTGGCCGTCAAACGCAATGTTGAGCAGTCAGACGGTTCTTATTTGGAAGAATTGCACATTTTTGATGAAATTGAGCTGAAAGACGCAACGACGTGGGACATGGGCGAGGTGCTGAACGAGCGTTTCGGCGGCAATGACCGTATAATGCGCGGGTTTCCCGACCCGACTGGCAATGCACGTCGCACTAATGCTGTCGGTGGTACTGACCACACTATCCTTCGTCGCTGTGGTATTACTGTTATTACGCCCTCTAAGCCATACAGAATCAGAGACAAGATTACAGCCATCAACACCGCATGGTGTAACGCGCTCAAGCAGCGACGCGCCAAGATCAATCCCCGCTGCAAGGAAACCATCAAGTCAATGCGACTACTGATGTATGACGAGAAAACCGGTCTACCCGACAAAACGCAGGGATTGGACCATTTCTTCGACTGCACTGGCTATCTGATGCTGGGTAGCTTCAATTTACTGCAGCCGGAGGCGCTGGGCAGCAGCAATCTCAAGGTCTACGGACGCGAGCAGGACGAGCCGGCACGCATCAGCAAGTTCGGGCCGTATGCGCTATCCAAGCGCACTCGATGAGGAACGCAGTGACGAAGAGAGGCGATGGCGAGGCGCAAGCCGTGATACAGTAAGGCCGTTGCGGTTGGCCAGTGACGACAAAATACGTTTTTTCCTGCGGCGGCGGCGTCCAGTCCACGGCCTGCCTGGTGTTGGCGGCACAGGGCCGCATCCCCTACCGCACCTTCATTTTCGCCAACGTGGGCGACAAGGCGGAAGATCCCCGCACCATCGCCTATGTGCGCGAGGTGCTGCGGCCCTATGCGGCGGCGAATGGGATCGAGTGGGTGGATGTTCAACGCCAACGGCGCGATGGCTCGCCGGTGGACCTGTTTGACGATCTGCGCCGGCCGAATCGATCGGTTGGCATCCCAGTTCGGATGAGCAATGGCGCTCCAGGCCGCCGGTCTTGCACAGTCGATTTCAAGATCCGCCCTATCGCCAAGTGGATTAGGCGGAACGCACCGGGCTGTGTACTTGGTAAAGGCATCAGCACTGATGAACCGCACCGCGCCACGCCAAGCCGCGAAAGCGACGGCTACAGCAGCGCCTATCCGCTGATTGAACTTGGCATTGATCGGCAAGAATGCTTGCGGATTGTTGCTGCCGCTGGCCTGCCACAGCCGCCCAAGTCTGCCTGCTGGTTTTGCCCGTATCAGACGACAGAAAAATGGACGATCCTGAGACGTGAGCGGCCTGAGTTGTTTGCTGCTGCGGCTGCTCTGGAGGCGAGGCTGAACGAAAAGCGTGGCTCGCTTGGGAAAGATCAGGTCTTTATTTCCGGCATCGGTGCCCGTCGCGGACTGCCAATAGATCAGGCCATACCCGACCAGCTAGGGCTGTTCCCAGAATGGATTGACGAACAAGATGGCTGCGAAAGCGGCTATTGCATGACATAATGGCAGCGTACCTCGCTTTGGAACTGTGAAAAAAGGAAGCATGGGCACCAAGAAAGGCACCAAGAAAGGCACCAAGCCCATGAAGTGAGCCGGCTGTAGACTGCCCCTGAAGTGTAGAGAGACACCCTGTGCCCGGTACTGCCAGCGTCTGGAACCGCTCTGAGGCGTCGCTGGCCATGGTGCCACGGCAGCAGACCATGGCGGCGGTGTGCCTGGGGACCGACCACGTCCGGCAGTTCAAGGAGAGCTACCTGCCGCAGGAGATCCGCGAGGACGACGAGGCATGGGCTGAGCGGGTGCAAAAGGCGGTGCTGACGCCCTACGCGCTGCGGCTGATCGAGAACGCCGCAGGCATCGTGCTGCGCCGGCCGATCGAGCTGATTGGCGACGACTACTGGAAAGACTTTGCGAAAGACGTTGACGGACTGGGCAGTTCGCTGAATGAGTTTGCGAAGAGCTATCTGATTGATGCGCTGCGCGATGGTCATGCGTTCACGCTTGTCGATGCACCGCCGGATACCGCTGCAAACCGTACACTGTATGACGCACGGCTGAACGGCATCCGTCCGTATTTCGTCTCGTACACGGCGCCGCAGTGCTACGGCTGGCGACAGGCAAGCACAGCGCCGTACTCCCCGCTGTCTCAGGTGCGGCTGATCAGCAAGGCTGTGATTCCCGAGACGACAGACGATTACATGGAGCGCACGATCGAGCAGATGCGCGTGATCTATCCAGGCCGTTATGAGCTGCACAGCGAAGGCGAGTTGATCGCAGTGGAGCGCAGCACCTACGGCGCTGGCAAGATTAAGGAAATCCCGCTGGTGACGCTCTACACAAACCGTCGCGGCATGATGATGTCAACGCCGCTGCTGATTGATCTGGCGTACATCAATCTGGCGCACTTCCGAGCGCAAGCTGATCGGCTGCACAGTATTCATATCGCTGCAATGCAGCAGTTGATTCTGGAAGCGCATGAAAATGCGAACTTCTTGATCGCTGGCGTCAACTACGCACTCAGGCTGGATCCCGGCAACAAAGCCTACTATCTGACAACTGATCCGGCAGCGTATCAGGCGCAGAAGGAGCTGCTGGAGGATCTGGAGCAGCAGATGGCGACACTGGGCACGACCAAGCTGGTTGGACAGAAGATGGTGGCCGAGTCGGAAGGCGCCAAGCGTATCGATCAGGCACAAGCCAACAGCACGCTGGCGCTGATTTCGATGGAGCTGGAACGCTGCTTGAACAAGATGTTTGAGCTGGCGGCACTCTATGCCGGCAAAGAGCCGCCAGTCTTGACGCTGGATCGTGACTTTGACTTCTCGCGGCTGCTTGGGCAGGACGTTTCTGTTATCGGCACACTGCACAAAGAAGGTCAACTGCCAACTAAGGAGTTCGTGCAGATTCTCAAATACGGCGAGATTCTGCCGGATTCTGCCGATGTGGACAAACTAGCATCCGACATTGACGCCAAGATGAAAGAGATTACGGATAACCAAGAAAAAGCGGCTATGCAGAAAATGGCTGCACAGCCGCAATCAACGTCTAACGGTGGTCGGACTGATCAGATCAAGCGACGAGCACCTGCTCTTCAGCGGCAGTCTCGGTAGCGGCGGCCTTCGACTTCCGCTGCTTGCGGACCTTGCCGGTCTCGATCAGCTCAGCGGCGACTTCTTCGCGCACCTTGGTCAGCACGATCTGGCCGTAGTCCTCGGTGTGAGTGATCTCGTACAGATCGCCGGCACCGGAGACGGCGCGGGTGAAGCGGGGGCCGACGACGAGCTGGCCCAGCTTGGTGACGCGCACATGGTTGTCGTACTGCGGCGCGGCACGCTTGCTGGTGAAGGCGACGGAAACGCCAGCCTGCATCAGGCCGCGCAGGAAGCGCAGAACAGCGGGGCGGCGCTGGCCATCCTTCTCGGAGAAGTAGCCGCAAGCGATAGCGGCTTCGGCTTCAGTGCAGCCTTCGGCGGCGAGTGCCTGAGCCTGTGCGGCGAGTTCGGCACCAGTGAGGGCAGTTTCCACGTTGTTGATAGGTGTGGGTGAGTTGCCTGATAATCCTACACCATCAGGAGCGGATAAGAGCAATTCCGCCCGAGCTTCCCGCTTCGGGCTGCATCGTGTACAGTAGAGGTGCCTTCAACGTATGCGATGAGCACCGCTGCACCCGATCCCGTGGATCCCCAGGCCGCGTCCGTGACGCCACCTGCTGCAGTGCCGCCAAATCCGAACGTCGCTGACCTGCAACGCAAGATCGAGCTTCTCACGCAAGATCGCACTGAGCAGGGTCGCAAGAACGCCGAGCTGAACGATCGCCTCCGCGAGATGTCGGCAGAGCTGCAGCGGATCAAGGACGAAGCCGCGACGAAGAAGGCGAAAACGCTGGAGCAGTCAGGCGACTACCCGGCTCTCGTGCAGCAGCTCAAGGCTGATCTTGAGGCTGCTCAGACGGCGCTCAAGGACAAGGCCAAGGAAATCAGCAAGCTCACCAAGGACATCGAGTCCATGCAGCAGCAGTCGGCCCGGCAACGGCTGGAGCAGACCGCGCTAGAGCAGATTCAGGCCGATCGTCAGGTTGTGAATCCCAAGCAGCTCCTGAAGCTGCTGGAAGCGGAAGGCATCATTCGGGACAAAGAAGGAACGCCGGTGGCGCTTAACGGGGGCGTCGAGCAGTCACTGAGCGAGTTTCTTCCGACTCTCAAGCAAGCCAACAGCGGCTACGAACACTTCTTTGTCGCGGGCGGCGCCCCCGGCATGGGGGCATCGAACGCTGCAGTCGGCAGCACCAACATTCCGCCAAGTGATAACCCGTACATCACGGGTAACCTGACTATGCAACTGGCGCTGGAAACACGAGAGCCGGAGAAGGCCGCGATTCTTCGGCAAGAAGCCAACCGGCAGAAAGCCGCGCAGCGATAACACCAACATCGCTTTTGAGCCAACATGGCACTTCAAAACCTGGGGGATTTTTCGACCCCTACTCCCGTAGCCATCGGCACGCGGGGTACTCCCAACTGGGGTAGCACTTTCCTTGGTGACCTGATCGCCAATGAGCGCTTCAAGACCGCCGTCTACGAGGAAATCTTCTCGCAGTTTGCGTTCACCAACTCCGGCATTATCACCCGCGACGCCAATCTGGACTGCCGCGAAGGTGGTATCAGCACCACGCTGCCGCTGGTTCTGCCGTTTGAGCCCTTTGAGGAAGTCATTGAATCCAATGACACCTGGGGCCAAAGCGGCGCCGGTCACCTGACCCCGCAAAAGGTCAACAGCCGCACGCAGATTTATCCGATCATGCACCGGGGCTTCCTGGTCGCTGCGGATAAGCTGTCGCAGCTCGGTTCCGGCATCGACCCGCTGGGCGCCGCTGCCCGCTATCTGGGTGAAGGGCTCGCTGCTCACAAGAGCAACACGCTCATCACCATGCTGGCTGGCGTGTTCGCCTCTGGCGGTCCGCTGGTGAGCAACGTGCTGAACGTCAGCCGCACTGGCGCCGGCCCGTCCACGGCGGCGAACTTCCTGACTTCCTCTTCGGTTACCCGCGCCAAGGCGAAGCTGGGTGAGCGTTCCAAGCGTCTCCGCATGATTGCGATGCACAGCGACGTGTCTCACTATCTGCAGGACATCGGGATGCTCACTTGGGCAAGCTCGACCTCCGTGACCGCGACTCCTGCGTGGGGCGCTGGCGGCATCGGCGTCACCGATACCGACGTTGCCTACTTTGCGGGTCTCCGCACGGTGGTTGACGATCGGCTTGTGCCGACCACTGATGCTGTCAACGGTGACAAGTATCCCGTCTACCTGTTTGAGCCCGGTGCCATCAAGCAGGGTGTTCAGGAAGACCTGAACATCGACTACGGATACAACCTAGAGTCGAAGCAGTGGATGATGTCTCCTGACATTCACTACAGCTTCGGCATCCCCGGCCTCACCTACGGCGGCCCGCTCGGCAGCCCCACCAACGCCCAGCTCGGCACTGCCGGCAACTGGACGATGGCCTACGCGCAAGGCGCCAAGCTCATCCCCATCGTGCGGATGGTTGTCAACACGCCGCTTGCGGTCAATCCCTGATCACCTGATCTGTGGTATCCTCTGGGGGCTTCGGCCCCCATTTTTTTGACCGAAAAACCTGATTTCGTCAACCATCCGCCGCATTACACGGCGGGGAAAGCAGAGGCCATCGACATCATCGAAGATGCCATCAAATCTGCACCGACAGCCGAAGATGGCTACGCCCATGGGCAAGCGCTAAAGTATCTGTTGCGTCTATGGCTCAAGGGGAATCCCTTGGAGGATGCCAAAAAGGCCCACTGGTATCTGCAGCGGCTGATCTGGCGCCTTGAGGGCGGGAGGCCGTAGACTGGCGGCACTTCTCGGCGCTGGGCCGTGCCGATCGCCGTCCTGACGCCGCCGCTGACGCTCGCTGAGGTTGACGCCTACTTCGTGGCGTCACAGAACGCTGCGGCGTGGGCCGCGCTGACGACCCCGCAGAAGAACCTGGCGATCGGGCAGGCGACTCAGTGGTTTGAGACGCTGAACTGGAACGGCGAGAAGGCCGACCCGTCGCAGACGGGCAAGCTGCCCAGGGTGGGTGTGACATGCAACGGCATCGAAGCGACCGCTGACGCGCTGCCCTACAGCGTCGGCATGGCCTTCTGTGAGCTGGCGCTGGCGCTGCACCGGAACCAAGGGGCGCTGGTCCCTGCGGAGGCCGCTGAGGGCGCCTCCGGGCTCACGAAGCAGGAGCGGGTGGAAGGTGCAGTCACGGTCGAGTATTTCCCGCCAGCGGCGCGGCTGTCTAACGGCACCAAGGAGACCGACCCGGCGCTGATCCGTGCGTTCCCGTGGCTGCGCGACATGCTCGCCTGCTGGGTGGACTTTGGCGATAGCCGCATGATTCGGCGTTATCGAGGCTGACATGAGCAGAATCGATAAAATCTTCGGCAGAACTGCAGGGATGCTGGTCCGCAAGTTCGGATCTGACATGGTGTTCATCCGCTCGGGCGAAGCCGAGTATGACACTGACACCGGAGAAATCTCGACAGCGACGACTCGGCTGCCGCTGAAAGCCGTGATTTCGCCTGTCAAGCCCGAAGAGGTGTCGGCACTGACGCAGAAAACAGATGTCAAAATCATTCCTGACCCCGACGTAATTGGCGATGAGCCGATTCGCGTTGACGATGAGTTTGAGTACATGGAAAATGACGCGACAGTCGTAGCACGAGTTGTCGAAGTCAAACAGTTTCGTGGCGACAGCGCTGTGGCGTACATCGTGATGGCGAGGCCGCAATGAGACGACTCGGAAGCGCAAAAAAAGGCTTTGATCGCGTGGTGCCCGACATTCAGCGCAGGCAGAACATCCAGGCGCGTATCGCTACAAGCCGTGTCGTCAATGCTGTCACCGAAATCAGCCCGAACTACAGCGGCAAGTTCCGTACACGTTGGCTGGCAGACCCGATCGGGCCATCAGTTGAGCCCGCGCAGGAAGGCGGCTTTGTGCCGAAACTAAGTCAACCGAAGCCAGGCAGTGACCCGCAGCGCGGTTACAGCATCCGCAATGAATCGCCTTATGCGCCGGAAGCGATGGATCTGGAGCCGGGCGTGTGGATTCGGCCTGCAACACCGCCGAAGGGCGACATTGTGGATCAGGGCGAACGCACAGGCGCGTTCCGTGGTGAAGTTGATGGCTCTGCGCCCGGCGGTGCGGTATCAACCGCTGAGCGTGATTGGTATGTG